AACGAGGGAGTCTACGATAAATTTATTTGGTCAGCTTACCTAATGGTTGGCAACAACCGCATTGACATTACAGACGAACTCTCTGCCAAGGAGTGCAAACAAATTGAAAAACAGATTGAGGAGTCTATCGATGACAGCTTTTAATAAAGCCGTTTGGGAATCCTACCAACAACTCAATGATGATGACATCATGGATGCCATTGAAGGCTCTGAAGCTATCCCTCTTGCCATCAAATCAGGTGACTGGGAGTATGCCTTTCAGTTCATTAGAGATCGAATTGAGAACAAGATGACTCGCAGGGCTGAGTTTTACTTGTACAGCAAGACAAAGACACCATCAATTGATGATGATGATGAACTGCGTACCTTGCGAACCCTTTGGTTAAAAAACGAATACAGGGGAGATAAAGATGAAACTTAAAAACACCATTGCAACGATCTTAGAGGAAAGCCAAAATGAATATTTTTGCCAGTTTTGCACGAAAAAGAAAATCACTTTTTATCCAGTCTGCTCCTGCTCTGGAAATTTCTTCAAACTTTCCGACTTTGACTTTGATACCCAATTCTCCATTGCCCAACAAATCTTCAACTCACAGAAAGGTACTGCCAACAAAGAAACTGACTGACCCTGAGTTTGTGTATACACACTCAACCAAAACAAACATTTCAAAAACTTTTCAAAATTTTAAACAGGAGTGAAGATGAATCAAGAACAGGTGTTGATGTTGCTCAACAAGAACGTCAATGAGCATACCGAGAAGAAAGCCAACCTAACCTATCTCTCATGGGCTTGGGCTTGGGCTGAAGCACTAAAGGCAGACCCTGCCGCCATATACAAGGTGGATATGTTTGGCGACAAGTGCTACATGGACATAAACGGCACAGCAATGGTGTTCGTCACAGTCACCATGTTTGGCAAACCAATGACTTGCCAACTTCCAGTAATGGACTATCGCAATAAAGCTATACCTGACCCTGACGCATTTGCAGTCAATACCGCCATCATGCGTTGCATGACTAAGGCTTTGTCATTACATGGTTTGGGTCTGTACATCTATGCTGGAGAAGACTTACCCGAGGGTGACTCAGGTTCAGATATAGATGTAGGAATGATGATTGACCACTTGGCGGCTATTGATGCGGCTTCAACTTTAGAGGAACTCAAAAATGTATACAGCACTGCTTACGCTCATTGCGGTGGTGATAAGGGCTGGCAAAAGAAAGTGATTGATGCCAAAGAAAAGCGTAAAGGAGCATTGAAATGAGCGATGTAGAACAAGGCACACCCGAATGGTTTAAACAGCGTTGCGGTAAAGCTACTGCATCACGCATCTCTGACATTGTTGCCAAGACAAAGACAGGCTACAGCACTAGCAGGGCTAACTACATGGCTCAACTGGTAGTCGAGCGTATGACACAACAAGTGGCAGAGTCATACACCAATGCGGCTATGGAATGGGGTGTCGAGAATGAACCCTTTGCTCGTGCCGCATACGAGGCTAAGACAGGCAATATGGTCGATCAGGTAGGTGCTATTGACCATCCACGCATTCCCCTGTCTGCCGCCTCTCCTGATGGCTTGGTGGGTGATGATGGATGCTTAGAGATCAAGTGCCCCAACACAGCGACCCATATCGACACAATCCTTGGCGATGAGCCAGCAAAGAAGTATTACGACCAAATGCAATGGCAAATGGCGTGTACGAACAGAAGTTGGTGCGACTTTGTGAGTTTCGACCCACGAATGCCCGAACACCTACAACTGTTCATCAAAAGAATCGAGCGCAATGATCGTTATATTGCAGAACTCGAACAAGAGGTTATCCAGTTTCTTGCGGAAGTGGATGACAAGGATAAAAAACTCAATGAAATTAAGGTGTAAATATGGAACAGATAAAAGTTACAGACCCGTGGGTTCATCGTTCAGAGGGTATGCGGTGCAAGACTTGTATTTGGTTTGTGCCAAAACAAACAGAGGCAAAAATTGGCTACGACTTAGGTCGATGCCGCCGTCATGCCCCAACAATGGGCGGGTATCCAGTAGTCTATGTAAATGACTGGTGTGGCGATCATCGAATTGACGAAAACAAAATTTAAATAAGGAATTGATATGGAACAGCGTGATAACAGCGGAGTCCTTTTTCGCAACGACAAGAAAGAATCAGGAAACCAGCCTGACTACAAGGGAAACATCACAGTTGATGGTCAGTCCTACTGGCTCTCAGCTTGGATTAAAGAGGGTAAATCAGGCAAATTCATGGGTCTTGCAGTAAGCCCTAAAGAAGAAGCCAATACTTCCTCACCAAAGAAGAAGCCCTCAACTGGCTTTGATGACATGGATTCTGATATCCCATTTTAGAATGGTATACTCTCGATGTACCGTTCTATCGTGAGGTGTTATGAAGATATGTCGAGAGTGCCATGCCGAAAAGGAATTAAACGAGTTTTATAAACACTTCCGTATGGGAGATGGTTATTTGAACAAGTGCATTGCTTGTGTAAAAAATCGTGTAACTAAACACAGAAATGAAAATCTGGAAAAAATTAGGGAATACGACAAATTAAGGGCAATGCTTCCTCATCGTGTGGAAGCTAGAAAAGAATATGCAAAAACAGAAAAAGGAAAAGTTGCCAAATCAAGAGCATTAAAAAATTATCATGAAAGGTATCCGCTGAAAAGAGCTTCTCATGTAATAACTGGAAATGCGATAAGAGATGGAAAACTGATAAGACAGAATAATTGTTCTGAGTGTGCTTCAACGGAAAAAATTGAAGCTCATCATGATGATTACACGAAACCGTTGGATGTTAGATGGTTATGTAAAAAATGCCACGATAAATGGCATAAACATAACACTCCAATTTTCCAATAATCCCTTTCTGATGTAAATCAATGGGGAAAGCGTAAGTGAGTACCCACTAACTTTTTAATTGATAGGAGTTGACATGACAAAACTAGACGATATTTATTTTGGTGGCGGTGTAAAGAAGTTCTTTGACTTGCCAATCTTCAACAGGGTTAGGACTTCCGACCCAATCACCAGCTATGAAGCCGCTGATGCCGCTAAAGACTTGGCATCCAAGCATTTCATCATCATTGTGGACTGTTTAAAGGCTCATGGTGCGCTTGGTAAGGATGGCATAGCCACACACACCAACTTAGACAGAAATCAAGTCTCACGCCGTTTAAACGAACTGGAAAAGATGAACCTGATTCAGTTGACAGGTAGGACTGTAAAGTCTTCATCGGGGCGCAATGAGCGTGAATGGAGGGCAGTTTAATGTGGGATGTACTCGTAACTTTTATGCTGATGCTGTTTGGTGCATTTGTCGTGATTGCCTTTGGTGCAATCCTCATTGGTGCGCTTTATTTCCTACAAAACGAGGCTGACAATGACTGAAGAAGATGAAGCATTCAACGACATTGAGCGACAAGCCAAGCAACGCCAAGAGTCTGTCAAAGCAAACTTTCTAAAGCCCAAGTCTGCACAGGAGTTCTATGACGAACTACGCAATGGCGTTATTGATGAAGTTGTTAGAGAGGTTAAGAGGTTAACTTCCTTTGGAAAAGACACAATAGACAGTTTGGCTGTTTACATTGAAGGAATGAAGAAATGATTGAAGTGTTGAAACAGATGTATCAATTGTTGCTGACTGAGCCTCATGCGCCAGCAGTATGTGACCAGCTTGAAGTTATTTTGCGCCAAGCCATTGCAGAGTTGGAAAGCCAAGATATTGTGGCTTGGATGTATGAAGATGACTACCAGCGTATGTTAACTAGCGAAACATTTTGCACTGTGTACTCGGTCAAAGTTGGAAGCCCTGACAAGGGTGTTACAGATGTGCCGCTTTACACCCACCCACCACAGCGCACATGGGTAGGGCTGACAAATGATGAACTTACAGACCTGTTCTACAACACAAACCTTGGGCAAGCAAGCGCAGTTGCTCAAGCCATTGCGTTGCTCAAGGAGAAGAACACATGAGCAAAGCACAACAAGTATTTGAAGCAATGATGCGATCAAAGGGACACACAAACTTAAGCAAAACAAAAGACAGATACAACGTACCCGCCTTGCAAACCCGATGGAACTACTTTTTAATGGGATGGGAAATGAGGAGTGTTTTATGACTTTCAGGCAGTCAACAATCAAGTATGTCAAAGACATCTTGAGAGCAAGAACTATCCATGAGGTAATTGCCAAAGAATTACAAGATGCTCATTTACGCAAGCTGGAAGCTGAGACTGCCGCTGAGTATGCCCACGCCGCCATGCAATACAACGAGGACAGGATTGCTAGACTTCAGAAACGACTTTTAGAACATACCCAAGAGGGCGATTACACATGAACAAAACAAAGAATGATTTTGATTGGCGAGGACAACCTAGTATTTGGACAACAGATAAGAAACTCAAGCAAATAACAGCGGGTCATATCCTTGGTAAAAACGCAAGAGAACGCATTGCATTGACAGAAAAGAAAGAGTTCCTGATCTATTCAAGGGCTAAATTAAAGAATGATTCGTAAGATAAGAACCTTTTACGGCAGACGTAATGGTCAACATGGGAACAAAGTCACCACCATTGACCGAGGTGAAGCATGGCTATGTGAGAAGTGCGGGGAGGTGATCTTCTTTGAACACCTTGTCCCCAAACACTTCTGCAAGCGTCAGATTAA